GTAACCACTTAAGAAATGGGTCGTTACCAAAACATTTCAAATAGTAACTGTGTTCCAAATTTAAAATATCTGGGTGAATGTGTTTGTCCCAACGTGAGCCATCTATACTAAATACAACAGGATGTTCAAATGCATTTAGCTTCTTCTGGAGTAACTTAGCCCTGTCGACTTGATTCAGGCCTTTGGCTATAACTCGATAGCCAAGAGGTCCCTTCAACTTATAAAGTTGGTGTTCACAAGCGCGCAAATACCTGCCCAACATACAATTGTATTTTGGGCTTCTATATTGTATAACACGTGGATCAGGATTAACCTTGTCCAACATGTTAAACTTTTCCATCTTGATAAATGCGCGTATACGGCCATCTGTGGCCTCGACAACGCCGTCACTCCGAAGTTCTGATAGGGCCTGAGCGTAAATCTTACGTCGCCTACCGTCTTTAAAAGAGTCAACAAACTCCTGCCCAGTTATTGGTGAACAAGGTTTGGCTGATCTTTTAAGAATACGCATGGCTTTTCGAAGGTTGTTGACACCTTCTTTTGTTGGGTCAGGCACAACGCCTAACACTCTGTTAGTTATAGCTATGATCTCATTACACACACATGATTCGTGAGTGTATATGGGATACAGCCCATCCACAGGTGGTACATTCCTGACGAGATGCTTGCGAGATTCGTGAGACCAGTCGGGTGGCAACTTGATACCGCCATGTCTTGCTGCTATTAGCTCTAATTGCTTAGGCCAAGCGCAGACGGCTGGCACCCTGACCGGTCTGTCCTATGGTTTCCTAGCTACCTCAAACCCCCGCCTATGCCAGATGGTGTAATTTATTCCGGCCATAGTTGCGGCGTAGGCACTAAGCGTGGCAACTGGATGTTTAATTGCGAAAGAGGCTGCCCCAAGAGCTAACTTGACTGCAACCTTGTCCCCTCCATTACCCCAAAACATCCAATAACCAGCCGCGAGCCCACCCGCTGCAGCAATCCCAGCTACATCGCGGAGGCGCCATCGGCGATCAACG